CGACGACCACCCTTGCCTGGGCCGCCCATACCGAGCTGTTGGGGATACCCTGGCGGCGGTAGCTGAATGTCAGGAGGCGGTTGAGGATATCCTGGTGAGGGCGACCTTACGTCAGGAAAAGGCTGAGCTATACTTGAAGGCACACCGTAACCATGGAATCGCTGGGGCGAATACTGCATCTGCCCATAACCAAAAGGCATTTGAGGCTGATTGTATGAAGGCCCCGGCCCCTGAAATGGACCACCCTTGCCTGGACCGCTCGGTCGTTGTGACCCCTGACCATAGCCACCAAATCCACCCTGAAACTGAGGCTGTCCCCATCCACCCTGGTTGGAGATGTCACGAGTGTAATAATCCGAATCCCACGGCCCAGCCCTCCCACTGCTTCCACTGCCAAAAGCCGGATCTCCATAATCTGGCTGTTGTCTACCGCCCTTGCCTGGACCTGATGGACGATTAGGGTTGTAGCCAAAGCCGTATTCATCACCCATCCCACCGGGCCTGTAAACGCCCCCAAACTGCTGAGCTGGAGGCTGCCCCCATCCGCTAGGCTCCTGCTGTTGTGGCGGCATTCCTCTACCACCCTTGCCTGGACCTGATGGCGAGCCGGGGCTAGGGCGATTAGGATTGTAGCCAAAGCCGTATTCATCACCCATCCCACTTGGCGGGCGGGAGCTAGTTAATGGACCGCCCCCATTGATTATCTGTGGTCCGCCTCCAGTCTTGCCACCTTTGCTCATAACATCATCCTTAGTATTCGCCTGTGCTAATTATCTCAGCCAGCTCAGTCGCTCTGTTGCCAACCTGAGTCGCCCAGCGACTATCTAAAAATTGCCTACTGGCTTCTTCCCAATCGCCAGAACCCATTGCTTCCAATGCCTTCTTGAAGCCTCTCAACCTTGTTTGTCCAAGATTAAAGCTGATATCCACCATCGCATCAGAGCGTGCGTCATCAAGCCCTTGAAACCATGGATATTCGCGATCTAACTCCTTCGTTACCCGATCAATATCGTTCTGCAATAGATAATCGATCTCATCATCAGAAAGCCCCAATCCTCTTGCCCGACCCTCATCGCCAGCGTCAACATTTCTGCCAACGCCAATGGTCATAAAGTTCTGGCTGCACAGATAGGCATGACTCTCCACGCCCTCATGCCGTCGTAACATTTCCGTCAACTTACTCATTCCTCTGCTTGTTCTTCTTCATCTTCTGCTTGTCGCGCCTTATCAACATCCCGATAATAATCAACGATGGACAGCACTTGTCTGATGTATCTGTGAATTTGCGCCATATTGGTGCTGATATTCTCGTACCCCTTGGTGGTCAGGGAATACCAAGCATTCACGGGCGCTTCGCCAGCCTTCAGGTCGTTTAAATATTCTTCCATTGTGTCTGGCGTCAGAATCTTCCATTCGACCGGAACACTCTTTATCCGCGGTGGCAACGGCGGGTGATACATAGGCGCTGGCTTCTCGATGGTCACGACCTCCACAGGGCGCACCTCCGGCGGGCGAAACGTCGTGCAGCCACTGCAAATGGCTAGCAAGACCAAAACCAGTCCTTTCATCCTTAGCCTTCTGATTCTTCATCAGACTCAACCAAAACCGTTTGTTTTGCGGTTGTTAGGTCTTCGAGTTCTTTAAAAACCCTTGCAGTGCCTCGATTAACAACCTTTTCTATTAATCCTGGCTTACGCAGCGAGAGCATATTTAGATCGTGACGAGCAAACTTCTCACGTAATTCATCGACCTTTTCACTTGCCTGATTGCTGGCAAGAGTTAATAGCTCAATGCGCGTATCTGATGCCTTCTTATTTGCAATCTGCTTTTCGATTTGAGCATTTTGCGTTTCAATAGCATTTTCCAGACGCAACTGATTATCCATTGCGGTCTGCAATTGCAGTGCAATAGCCATCTTTTCAGCCTCAGACTTGTCGTAATAGAGCTTGAAAGCTCCCGACACCATCACTAAGGCAAAGAGTAAGACAATAGATAATTTAAAGCCCATGGCTCAATCACCCTTCTGCTTTGCTTTCCAGATATTCAGAGCAAGCGCATCAATCAACTTATACAGTTTCCCAATCCACACATCGTCTTTGGGTGTGGGTGTTGACGCCGCTATTAAGCTCGCCACCGTCACAATTATCGTGATGATGCTGATTGCCGTAAAAATAGTGCTCATAGCTTTCCCCTAATTTATCTCTGTCGTTTCACTTGCAACCTGATCTGTGATGTCCCACACGTTTAAATTAGCTGCTACCGTTCTACGCTCACCATCACCCTTAAACGGGTAGACCATGTGTTGAAGCCAAGAAGGAAACATATACAACTTGCCAACCTGCGGCTGTAAGGATGTCGATTGCGGTGGCCGTAACCGCTCCACATCCATCAGTGAGTTTCTGCCGTACTGAAAGGCCAGATACCCATCACAAGCGCCGCTGGAGTTATAAAGACTATAATTGGGCGTTCCTGCTGTTGGTTGGTCTAAAATCTGCTGCGGTACTTTCGTCCAGCAAGTGACTGAAATACCCATGATTGTTGAAGTGCCATGATCGTGAATTGGGTTGTAATCACCTTCAAAACTATGGACTGACCACAATTCATCAACCTCGACCTTGCGTACACCTTTCAGAATATTCGCCGTCTGCTGACTAAAATGCTTAATGTATTCAATGCCAAGGCCATTGATAAGATGACAAAAATCCTGCAACTCAGGCGCATCATGGTTCATCGTAAGTTGCTGACCGTGCTGAATTTGACCAACTAAAGTACCTGCGTGAGAGCGGCGATCTTTGCTTTCCAGCAGCTCATCGAGATAGCTATTCAGACCCTCTACCATCTCTGACGGCAGGTCGGTTTCCAGCATGAAAGCCGCAGGTAAAGTCCAGTTCTGAAATTTGATCTCAGGCATCAGCTTGGGATCGCGAAACTCTCGTCAGGCGTTGCCGCAATTACCGGGCTGGTAATCACCGAATCTACCTGGCTGGCAAACACGTTATCCCACTGTGAAGTTGGGCAAAGCCCTTCTAGCTCACTCTTACTCCATGAACCCTTGGCTTTCTTCGCGAAATTAACCACACCCTCATCGTCTGTCGCTTCTACATTGAGCGAGAATGTAAACGTGTAATAGGTCGCATCACCTTCAGAGTCATTCTCGTACTTCATTTCCAAGTCCCAGACCTCTACTTTGCTAGACTTTTCATAAGGCACGGCTTTGACTAAAGTTTTAGTAACAGCCATCTACTTATCCTCTAATTTAGATTTAAGGTCTTCTACTTCAGAAGACAATTCCTGAACCGCGTTAACCAGCATTGGGACAAATTTGCTGTACTTCAGGCCATACATTTTTCCATCTTCACTGATATTGGAAATCAAATTACTTTTACCTTCGCGGTTAAAGCCATAGCTTTTTTCCAGTTCATCCACATCTTGGGCGAGGAAGCCGACATCAAGCTGATCGCTCTTATGCTTTCCATCAGGAACAATATCCTGGTCAAGACTATAGTGGCTGCGCTTGTCCCACCGATAAGTTACTGGCTTTAATTGATTGACAAAATTCAATCCAGACTTTAAATCTGAAATATCAGTTTTATCTCGCCCATCAGACGCTACCGTCCAATCTACCTGGATATGAGCATGAGTAATATTTTCATCACCAAGACATATCTGATTATCACCAGTTGTAACTGCCCCGCCTGGGGATGACGCAATACCTGCATCTACTCCCAAACAAAGATTATTGGAACCAGTAGTAATCGCGTTGCCAGCATCCTTCCCCACGGCGGTATTAGTCGCACCAGTCGAGTTTGCAACCAGGGCATCATGCCCGACAGCAGTAGACCCACTTGCTGTGCTGTTAACCGATAATGCCCCTTTCCCAACTGCCGTATTGTTTGCTCCTGTCGATGTCTGCTTTAACGCATCGGCACCCACAGCAGTATTCTGTGAAGAAGTTGTTGCAGCTTGACCTGCGTCATCTCCGACAAAAGTATTATTTATACCAGTAGTTACAGCCTTTCCAGCTTGGTATCCCACGGCGACGTTGTCCGTTCCCGTGGTGTTCGCCGTTAGGGCCAGATACCCCACGGCGACGTTATTCGCTGCTGTGGTGTTGGCTAGAAGCGCCCCTCGTCCCACAGCCGTGTTGCTAGCCCCAGTCGTATTTATATTTAGAGCCTGATATCCAAAAGCTGTGTTGTTAGATGCCGTAGTATTATCTTCTAGTGCCTGAAATCCACATGCAGTATTCGCCCCTCCTGTGGTATTGGTCGCTAGAGCGAAATACCCGACAGCAACTTGGTTGCTGGCCGTCGTATTTGCTCCCATTGCGCTCCTGCCGAGCGCAGTATTCGCTCCTCCTGTGCTATTAGCGTCGAGAGCATAAGCCCCCACAGCGAGGTTATTCGCGCCCGTCGAATTTAATACCATCGCCTGTGACCCGACAGCCGTATTGTTATCAGCGGTAGTAGTCGCCCCTCCGGCGTTGTCTCCAACGAACGTATTGTCACTGCCAGTGGTTACTGCATCGCCTGCTACATTACCAATCAAACAGTTATCAACACCTGTACTAACAGCAACTCCAGCTTGATAACCGAAAGCCGTGTTGTCATTGCCCGTAGCAACCTTGAGTGCTTCAAAGCCCACGGCTGTGCAAGTAGTCCCCGTCGTTATCGTAGATAGGGCGCTCGATCCAACTGCCGTATGACCTGAAGCCGTACTGATAGAACCACCAGCGTTATATCCGAATAACGTATTATCATCACCAGTCGTTACTGCATTGCCAGCAGCTCCGCCAACCATAGTAGTCCGTGTGCCTGTACTAACAGCTAGACCTGATTGGTGTCCCACCGCTGTATTATGGTTTCCCGTTGCAACCTTCAACGATTCAAAACCAACTGCTGTTCCGGTCGTTCCAGAACTCATGGTAAGCAGCGCGCTAGACCCGACTGCGGTGTGTTCAGAAGCAGTTGTTACTGCGCCTCCAGCGTTGTCTCCGACAAAGGTGTTGTCAGCGCCCGTGGTAACAGCATCGCCAGCGGCGTTCCCCACGACGGTGTTTTCAGTTCCGGTGCTAACAGCGGCCCCTGCCTGATAACCCACACCGGTATTATTATTCCCAGTTGCGAGTGTTAACGCTTCAAAACCGACCGCCGTTCCGGTCGTACCTGTTGACATGGTAAGTAACGCAGATGAGCCTACAGCGGTGTGACCGCTTGCCGTAGTAACAGCACCACCCGCATTATCACCAACAAAGGTATTGTCAGAACCCGTACTTACCGCATCTCCTGACCCAGCGCCCAGGGCAGTGTTGTCTGTGCCGGTGGTATTATCATTTAGAGCATCATGGCCCACGGCGGTGTTATCGCTTGCCGTTGTGTTGGCGGCTAAGGCCCCCTTACCCACTGCTGTGTTGTTGCCCCCCGTACTCGTCACCTTTAGTGCGTCAGCACCCACCGCCGTATTCTGTGAAGAAGTGGTCACAGCTTGACCAGCATCGTCTCCAACAAATGTATTATTTATTCCGGTAGTAACGGCAGTGCCAGCGTGATAGCCGACGGCAACGTTGTCGGTTCCGGTGGTATTTGCAGTTAATGCCTGATAGCCCACGGCAATGTTGTAGTGGGCTGTTGTATTAGCGGCTAAGGCGCTGAGTCCCACCGCAACATTCCCGCCACCAGTCGAATTTACCAATAAAGCACTAGAGCCAATAGCAGTGTTATGATTAGCAGTTGTCGTTCCACCCCCGGAAGAAGACCCGAGAAACGTATTATCTGTCCCAGTAGTAACCGCATCACCAGCGGCAAAACCAAATAAGGTATTTTCAGTTCCCGTACTAACAGCTACTCCAGCCTGGTAACCCACAGCACTGTTATTATTCCCAGTGGCAACTTTCAATGCTTCAAAACCTACCGCTGTTCCAGTGGTCCCTGTAGACATCGTTAACAACGCGCTCGATCCCACAGCGGTATGACCTGAAGCAGTTGTTACTGCGCCGCCCGCGTTATCCCCAACGAAGGTGTTATCCGCTCCGGTGGTCACTGCATCCCCGGCTGCATCACCCACCGCTACGTTGTCCGTACCGGATGAATTTGCCGTAAGTGCCGCCGTACCGACTGCCACGTTATTACTCGCAGTTGTCGAAACCAGTAGAGCGCCAGAGCCAATGGCTACGTTCGATCCACCCGTTGTAATGGCTCCTGCC